GTTTTAAATTACTTGTTACTAATTGATTGTCTATAATTTTAGTACTAGTGTTACCATTAACGTAAAATTCAATATTGCCGTTTGCGGTAGCCATTGTAATATTACTGTTACCATTCGCTAATGTACCAATAAAGTTAGATGCAAATGCATTACCAGGAACTGTAAAAATATTTGATGCTATATCAAATGTAAAGCCTGGTCCACTAACAAAGTTACCAGTGCCATCAGTAATTTGAATTTGCGTGTTAGCACCTGCGGCTGTTCCATTACCAGAAACATTTGCCGTACCTTGCGCCCAGGTTAAATTACCAGTACCATCTGTTTGTAGAAAGTATGCGTTGGCGCCACCATTGATTTTTAGATTACCGATGTTTTGAAATCTAACATTACCATTAGCAGTTACTTGTGTGTTTGCCGCGCCAGCAAGTACACCAAGATTGTTAAATTGTAATTGACCCTGAATTCCGGCAGCACCGGGAGTACCTTGACCCGCAGTATAGACACTTAATGTAATATCTGAGGGCGTGATAGTAATTTGATTATCTGTTGGTGTTACCGTCAATTCTATAGGACTAACGGTAATGTTTGCGTTAACTTCTGACATTATTGATACCTTACGATAAAGCCAATTGGCTCACGATTTACATCTGGTTTTGAACTAACTGGATCTGTTCTAGATACAGCCATTGTAACAATTACTAATGTACTGTTTGCTGTATTGTTTGCTAATGTAATTATTGGAGTTGGATTAGGAGTACCACTGCCACCAGTGATATTGCTAGGAATATACAAAAATCCAGTACCACTCGCCGCAACCGTAAAGTTTGCTGTTAATCCATTTGCGCTTACATTGGCGTATGAATCACCACCTGTACTAGGTTGAGGACTTAGTAATGTAATGTTACCAAGATCAACTGTATCACCACTGTATCCTACAGTATCAACATTATAAAACTTAGCATTAGTACTTAATGTCCAACCAGTGCAATTAATTGGTGAACTATTTGCATATGTAAATTGTAACGGCAACGTATAACTTTCGCCAGTATAAATTTCTAGACATTGCATCTCTGTACCAGCAATTGTCATCGTCTTTGATCCGTTTAATAATAAACTCATGTTTTTGTTTCCTTATATTCTATTTATGTTTTATGGTCTGATCCAATATAGATCGCCCCATGTCCAACCATTGGGTTTTGTTGTTAACGATGTACCGGTTAACACGACTACATTACCAGTACCAATGACGCGGGCACACATACCCATATCATATATTGAAAAGGTTGCATTGCCTTTCATGTTCCAATCTAATGTCAACATTTGTGGCTTATTAGCAACTAATGTATATGTTGAAATTGTTGTGTCAGGTTTAATGGCATCACTAATGTTGGCAGTATTTGCTACTTCAATTTGTTTATACCAACCAGCAATTTGAATTTCAATATCGGCATCACTAATAACTTGAGTTGTACTAAAATTATTAAATTGTGCATTTGCTAAATATTCTCCAGCTGGTATGCCAGCACCAATAATTGTCCACCAACCTGCTCTACCTCCCATGTTCACTACAGTAGCAATATTTTGTATACCAGCTCCATCAGGATTACATCTAATGCTAGGGTGACTATCAGCAAAATAACCATTAGTTGTTAAACTATTCCTAGTATACCAAGGATAATAACTATCAAATGTTAATGCTTCAAAACTCCCTGTACTTGTATTGGCTTGATTGTTTCCAGGTATTCTAGATGCACCATAACTAATCAGCGAATTAATTGCTGTAGGAGGATTAACCCCACCATTAAGAGCAAATGATCTATCATTCAAATAAGCAAAGACACCTCCACCGCTTGTACCACTTGCGGCAGCAGTAATTCTACCTGCGGCATCAACAGTTAAGTTTGTACTTGTATAACTACCTGCAATAACTCCAGTAGTTGTTAAGTTAGTCGAAGTAATTGTATTGCTAGAAACTTTACTACCTGTCAATGTACTATTAGCAACATTGTTATTTGTTATACCACCAGTATTGTTTGCCCCATCCCATACAGTTACATTACTACCAGGCCAACCATTTACAATCGTGCTACTTGGACCACGAACACCAGCATTATTGTTTCTAGCAGTCACAGACCAATAGTAATTACCAGCAGGTAAATCTGTAACAACTGTGCTTAATGTAGCTCCAGGAGTTAATGCACTACCATTTTTGTTTTTGCTTGTTGCATAATAGTTATGTGTTTGACTATCGCTACTTGTACCATAATTAAAATCAAGATACAATATTGTACCTGTGCTAGGCACTGTACCTGTAACTGTCATTTGATTAATCGTATTGGCATAATCAGTAACAATAGTAGGTGCTATCGGAGTAGCAATAATATTTGGATCACTTAATCCTGTGTTGTCAGCAAGTACAAAGTTTTGAATAGCATTGTCCTCATAGACATCATCATTATATTCAAACGCATTAATACTTGCTCCTAAGTTACCATCTTCTTTTTTGATTTCGGTAACAGTGCTTACACGGAATAACTTATTTGTCCATCCATACTCTGCCAATGTAACACGAACTACATCACCAGCTTCAATTTGTATACCACTATAGTCTAGCATACATTGAATAGTCAAATCTTCACGACTTTGTAATAGTCTACGCACACCCAAATACATCGCTTGTACATAGTTGTTAACAATTTGATATTGAATCGTTAATCTGTTGTTTGCTTCATTGGGGCTTAATAATTCTGGCTTATACCAATCTGTTGAAGCATCAGTTAAATCAATAACACTAACTGCGTTTTGATCTTTGATGCCACTATTTGGATATTGTACTTCAATGCTGTTATATGTTTGATTCAAGTCTAATGGTGTAATATCTACACCACCGATAATAACACTACTATCAACATGATATAAATCTAATAAAGCACCTGTGTATGGCTTGTTGATAACAACTTTCCATTTACCAACAAGTTCGCTATACTGAATCCAACTATCACACGCATCAGCAATATTTTGTAGATTGCTTAAACAGTTACTACTTAAATCAATAGGTCCATTGATACGATATCTTGCTTGTGTAGTAGAACCGCCGCCAACTGGTACAAATGTAATTAATTCATCACTATAAGTGTTTAATGCTGTAAGACTAGCAGTATCGATTTGTGCTAATGGAATAGAGCAACCATATCTAGTGTTTTGCATGTAATCAAGCAATACATCTCCTGGTTTGTTAATTGTGTTAATCATGTTAACTTTTAACTGACCTAAACCTGTAACTTGCTTTTCATAATTGTAAATCAATTTAACAATAACAAAAGATGTTAAATCCATTATGTCTGTACTAGACCAACGTCTAGCAACAGGAATAGCACTATCTTGCAATACTTGTATAGCTGTTTGTGCTGTATTAACACCACTACTAGAACCATTATTATACTTGTAAATGAACATGTTGCCATTTACTTTAGTATCAATTTCTCCAGCATTGTTTGTTAAACTAATAACTTTAGTTTGATCTGTACCATCGAATGTAATTAAACGATTGTCCATGTACATATCACCAAAACTATTTGTACCACTGGTTACTTCAGCACATGCCATAACATACCACATTGTAGTATTATCAGTGCTAATAATAGCATCAACCATTACAGTACCATAATAACCACTACCATATATCAATGGTATCTTGTTAGTTGTTGAAGGTGTTAACTGAAATCTACTACTAGGTGCATCACCACCCGCGGCTTTTGTACCAGCACGATTAGCAACTAATTTACTGATACCAATTGCTAATACAGTTCTAGTAACCATAGCACCGATTGAGCCACTAGTTAAGAATGCACCAGCTGCCGCTAATGAACCACCGAATGTTAAGAATGCCGCGCCAACGACTGCGGCAAATCCTAATAACTTTTTAAACCATTTTGCCATTATGGTTGCTCCTGTACGTATGCTTGCTGTTCTGCTTTTGCTGAACCAGCTGATGCCGCTGTACTACTTGTAGTCGCCCCTGTAAATGGTTTGCCACCAAAGTCGAACCATTGATCGGCTAACGAATATATCTGATCCATGCTAGTATCAGTAGGACTAAACTCTTTCCAACTTACACTGTTTGTTTTTCTACCTGCTACACGATTTTCTAATACACTCTTATAAGAACTTGCATTC